TTTCAATCTGATCCCGTAAACGGAAATATTCGTGTAGATAATTGTGCATATAATACTTTCTTTATCGATCCGCATTTTAAGAAGAAAGATTTATCAGATTGTAACTTCATATGGAAACGTTCATACCTCACTCGCCGTGACTGTAAGGCGTTACTTCCAGACAAGTCAGAAATTATTGATGAACTTCCAGTTAATTCAAAGAATGACGGTAAGTTTGCGTTTATGCCGGAAACCAATCGAAATGGTAAGAACAACTTGATGGCATATGATGAGTATTATTATAAAGATACGCGTAAGCAACGCGTGTTAATTGATACTCAAACAGGTGAAACACAAGAATGGCGTGGCGATGACGAAATGCTTGAAACTTATCTACGTACATATCCAACTGTTATCGTTTATGATTCTGATATTTCAACTGTTAAAATGGCAGTTGTTGTACAAGGTAAGGTCATGTACGATGGGCCGAACACACTAGGGATAGATAAATATCCATTCGTTCCAGTCTTTGCTTATTTTTATCCTCAAATAGAAGATTATCGTTATAGAATACAAGGCGTTGTTCGCGGTCTTAGGGACGCGCAATATATCTATAACAGACGTAAAGTGATTGAGCTCGATATCCTTGAAAGTCAAAAGAATACTGCATTCATCTACAAGGTAGGAGCACTTGTTGATATTGATGATGTTAACAAAACAGGACAAGGCATAAGTATAGCAGTTAAAGACAACGCGCAAATGTCTGATATACAACAAATTGTAGCACCACCATTTGATCCTACGTTGTTACAGGTTTCGGATATTATTGGTAAAGAAATACCATTACTTGCTGGTGCTAATGAAGAATTAATGGGATCTGCGACTGATGACAAGGCAGGAATTCTTTCTATGCTTCGCCAAGGAGCTGGTCTTACGACACTTCAAGGACTTTTTGACCAATTAGATTATTCGCAGAAATTATTAGGCGAATTAAGACTTTCTCTCTTTCAAGCAAATTTCACGCCTGGTAAAGTTAAACGTATTATCGAAGAAGAACCAACTGCGCAGTTCTATAATAAATCATTTGGAACATATGACGTTACTATTGAAGATGGTGTTAATACTGCTACGCAACGTCAAATGCAATTTGCTCAACTTATGGAACTCAGAAATGCTGGTATTGAAATTCCATCTGATGTCATACTTAACGCAGCAACACTTGAAAATAAATCAGAACTTGTTAAAGCAATCCAAGAACAAGCACAACAAACACAACAAGCACAACAAAGACAAATGGATATACAAGAAAAAGAACTTCAATCAAGAATTGAACTTAATAAATCTCAAGGTGGAGCTAATATTGGTCTTGGTATTGAGCGTGTCAGTCGCGTTAAAGAAAATGAAGCGTTTGCTACTGAGCGTAGGGCTGAAGCGCGAAAAGATTCTGCAGCTGGTATGTTAGACCTTGTTAAAGCGATTAAAGAGATTGATGATATTGATATCAATCAAGTAAAACAAATGCTTGATCTTGCTCGAATATTGAACGTACAAGGAAGAATAGACGACAAAGAAGCAGCCAAATCAACAATGGGCACTATTGCTCAAGCCTCACAGCAGTTAGATCCTGGTATGAATACACCGAGTCAGATTGGTTAGAGGTATTTTATTAAACCTGGTGATGAGAATCACCGTTTCCAAGAAAGGCCGAATATGGCAACAAAAAAGTTCTACGGCAAAACATTACAAAATTCTAGCATGCTACCAGGTGGTGGTTTTGCTGGTCTTCCAGAAAATGTTGTAATGAAGTCTTATGCAGACAAAAGCCCATCACTTGATTTCACATTAAATGATTCGTTGTCTGGACTCGATGAACAAATCTTAAAAGATTCAAACGGAATTAAAGGACAACTTGCAAAAAACAAGTATTAATTGTTTAGGGGCGGCTCACTCCGTCCCTTTTTTTAAGGAATGATATGCCAGCATCAGTAAGAAAAGATGATATTGCTAAGAAAATAGCCATCGACATCCTTGGTGAACCAACCAACAGTAAAGTATTGAAGAAGAGAAAGAAAACGCCTAAAAAAAAGGAACCAGAACAAGCTGAACAGTTCTCTCAGTTTGAAAATATTAAATAATAAAGGAGATTTGGATGGATAAAGTAGTAGAAAAGAAAAATGTTAAATGTTCTATGAAGCATCGTAAAGCTAAAGTAAAAATTCCAAAATATGCTCATGGCCCCCATTTTAAAGAAAGGGTTCTTATGAAGTTTTTAAGTATTCTTAATTTATTAGTTCTTTATGTGCGAAGACTTAAAAATGTATTTCGCGATAATCGTTTGGTTAGTCAAATGAAACAAACTAATGAAAAGGATTCTGGAAAGCATGAAAAGTAAGTTCAAGGGGCAAAATAGGGATACTGTTGGTTCACTTGCACTTAAAATGCAAGAAGAAGAATTGTTAAATCCTTCACAGCATAGCGTTATCGATCAAGCTCGCGAGCAAACAAAAGATTTCGACAAAAATATACATCTCTGTATAAAAGAAAATAAGAACAAGCCAGAATTTAAAAACAAAGATTTTTATATTGTTGTACTTGTTAAAAAAGAAAAGCTTATGCAGAATGTTAATCGTGCTATGTTTTATGCTCGTCAAACATGTCCTACTCCACAATACGATCAAATATTATATAAATTCTATAAAGACGGGCGAATAGATTTCCTATGGGTTGTTCCTACTAGGGATATAGCACGATTCATGATTAATAATAAAGCATTAGTACATCCAGAAGAATATAAACTTTTACAGTACGTTATAGATTATTATGCTGGTAAACTATTAGCTAAAGCAAAAGCATTAAATGGTGAAAAGAAGAATTCAAGTTTTTTAGAGCATTAAAAGGAAGATATGGCAAAAAAAATATGGGATAATGTTCCCGAAGAACCAACCACAACTATAGATCCATCAGCTTCAAACATGTTAGATGTTACTCTTGGTAGCGCTCCCCAACCAGTAGTGGCCACCGAAGAAGTTATAGCACCTAAAGTTGAAGAAGTTGTTTCTGAAGAAGTGGTTGAAGAAGAACAAGAAGTTGCAGAAGTAGTAGATGATACTGATAGACAAAGCAGAAACTTTAAAGAAATGCGTATTGATAGAGCTAGACTAGAACGCGAGCTCGCAGAAACACGTGCTCAATTAGCACAACGTCAGCAGCCAGCTGCTCAACAGCCAGCTGCTCAACAGCCAGCTAATCAGCAAGATTCTGATAACAATACGTATGAAGATGATGATCTTATTGAGGGCAAACAGCTTAAGCGAGAAGTTGCTGCTATTAGAAAACAATTACAACAAGCAGAATACGCTCGCAAGATACAAAATGATGAAGCACGATTAAATTCTAGATATAGTGATTTTGGCAGTGTTGTTAATGCTGATACTATTGCTGTTTTGCGTGATGAAGATCCTGACTTTGCGGAATCTGTTGCAATGTCTAGCGCATCACTTTATTCACGTGGTGCTTCTACATATAAGAGAATAAAAGAGCTAGGGCTTTATGTAGAGCCATCAGTTAAGGTAGATATAAAGCGTACACAAAAAAATATTGCTAAGCCACGTTCGGTTAATTCGATTGCGCCACAACATGGTGATAGTCCATTATCTCAAGCAAATCTTTTTGCAAATGGCTTAACAGAAGATGTTAAAGAAATATTGCGACAAAAAGTTGCTGCAGCAAAATCTAAATACTAGAAATTCTATCCTGGTTGTAGCTCGGTAGTGATTTAGTACTGACTAACTATCGAGTTATAACTTATCTAAAATCTTTGCATTTATACTATATGAATATGTATACTTAAATCGGCCGTACGGAATTCGCCAATCCAAATCTGACTGAAGTGGGATTCGTCAACCCAGACTGATTAGAGACTCGTCAACTCATTGAGTTGTTGTTACATCATTTATTTGATGTGATTTTTGTTGTTTTTATATCATATGGGAAAACATATGGCAATCGTAACAACGAGTACTTTATCTGCTCCAGTCCAACAATCATTTGATGGAAGACTGCTTAGCATTAAAGCACCCAATCTAATTCATACAGTTGCTGCTTCTTCAAGAACTATGCCTGCAAACGCTGGGAAAACCCTCAGAATGCGTCGCATGGATAAATTAGCAACAGCAACCGTTCCTCTCGGAAATACGGGGGATACACCTCCAAGTTCACCTTTATCTGCAATGGACATAGATGCAACTATTGGCTTCTATGGTGCATATATTCAAATTAACGAACAAGTAACATTGCAATCAGAAGACCCTGTCTTGAACTCAGCAGTGGAATTGCTTGGAATTTGTATGCGTGAAACTGAAGATGAACTAACTCGTGAAATGTTAAATTCAACTGCGACTGTAATTAATTGTGTTGGTGGTGTCAACGGTGATTCTCCAACAGAAATTACAAAATCTGATGTTGATGTAATTGTAAGCAGTTTGCTTATGGCAGATGCTTATACTATTACTGAAGGCATTCAAGGTGAAAATCGCTTTGGAACAGCTCCAATTCGTGACGCATACATAGCAATGGCACATTCAAAAATGTCGTCAGAGCTAGAAGGCGTAGATGACTTTCTTCACAAAAATCAATATCCATCTGGCATGAACGGTCTCCCTTCTGAATGGGGCGCAATTGGTAACATAAGATTCTTATTATCATCTAAAGGTTCTGTAACTGAAGCTGCTTCTATAAACGGAGAAGATGTTTATAATACCTTTATTTGTGGTAGAGAAGCTTATGCAGTTGTTGATCAAGCAGAATACACTTCACAATTTATTTACTTACCTCCTTCAATTGCTGGTGGCCCATTAGCACAAAATGCTACAGCTGGATTTAAAATGGCTACTGCACAAGCAATTTTGAATGATGAATGGGTATTAAAACTTGAAGCGACACTATCGTAAGGAATAATTATGGACGGAACAAGAATTCAACAAGGTGAATTTACATCTACTGGGATTGATATGATCATCCCATTAAGATGTGATGTTGACTGGGTTGAAGTAAGAAATCTGACTAATATTGCTGCATCTACACAATGGGCTGCAACAGAGTGGTATTGGCAGCGTGAAATGACTGCTGACGATGCAGTTCTGAAGTTTCATTCAACAGCATCTCAAATTGATTCAAGTTCAACATCAGCTATTGGTTTTAACGGAGTAACCTATAGAGGGATTTCTCTTATAGATTCTTCTGATAAAACACCTGGTGCTGCAGTTGCAATTACAGCTGGAACAAACGCAACACAACCTGTTTACAGCACAGCTGCAACAGGAAGATTAGTAGCTGGAAGTATTGTAAGAATACAAAATACAGATCAATCTAATCTTGGTGGTTTGGATTTCACTGTTGATGCAGTTACTGTTGATACAGAATTTAGACTTGCAAACACACTAGCAACAGCTCCTGGAATTGTTGCCGGAGCAGCTGGTACATGGAGACTTATTGCTCCAAGTGCAGCAGTTTATGACATGTTTAAACCAAGAAATCGTGTAATTGCAAACATAACAGCTGCATCTCCTGCTGTTGTTACTACATTAGTTGATCATCAATATACAACTGGCCAAAAAGTAAGAATGAGTGTTCCTACTGGATGCGGCATGGTTGAAATGAATGAACAATTAGTAACAGTAACATATCTAACAGCTTCGACTTTCTCTGTAGCTATTGATGCATCTGCTTTTACAGCTTTTGCGTTCCCACTTCCTGCAGCAATTCCTTTCTCACCGGCTCTTGTAACACCGGTTGGGATTGATACTGCTAGTAACACATCACTTGAAACTGCTTTTGAAAATGCTGGATTTATCGGCATGATTCTTGGCACTTCAGGTACTGCTGCTATTGCGCTTGGAAGTCCAGGCGGAACTACTGGCGATGTAATAAAGTGGCGTGCGGGCAAGTCATTTGCGACTGACGTACCTACTCTTTAGTATTATTTAGAGAGGGAGATTAAACCCTTCCTCTCTTTCTTAAAAGGATGAATATGATAGAAAAAACAAATATAAATAAAAAAGCTAAACCAAACCTTAAGTTTTTACGTGATAAAGATCGCCAAAAAGTAACTGGCATTTTTGATTACAAAGAACGACCAGGTCAAACTTTAAAGTTCAGGCTACGAATCTGGAAAGAAGATCCAGTCGAATTTTGGGAATTTGTAGATGGTCAAACATATACAATACCATTAGGTGTTGCTAAACATTTAAACAAAAATGGTATAAAAACTGCTCATAAATTTGTTGCAGATAGAAGTGGTTTACCTCGAACAAAAGTAAGTAAAAAAATAAGACGTTTTGGTTTCCAAAGTTTAGAGTTTATGGATCCAGCTGATTTTTCAACTGCAGACAGTGATCTTATTACTATCGAAAACGTTATAATTTAAGGTGTAAGCCTGCGTATAAATAGGAGTTCATATGGCAAGTCCCGATGCATCGCTTTCAAAATTAGAATCAATTAGAACTAAAATACGCAGGCTTACGCGTAGTCCTTCGTCTGCGCAAATAACTAATGCACAAATAGATGATTATATAAATACGTTTGTGCTTTATGATTTCCCTGAATATATACAAAATACGACTTTAACATTTTATACATCAGCTAATGTTGATACGTATAAAACAAACACAGTAAATGAAGATAATCCATTATATAATTTTAAGAATATTTATAATGAAATTTATTCGCCAATTTATGTTAATGGTACAAAATCATATCTAACGCTAAGTCGTAATGAATTTTATGATATGTATCCACAGACGCGATTTGCAGAGATTATTGCAACTGGAAATGCAGTATTAACTAATTTTACTGGAACATTAAATCATTCTCCAGTCTTACAAGGTTCTGTTTCTATTGATGCAATTTATGATTCTACGTCAGATCAAATGAATTTTCATGACATTCCTACTGAAAATGCAACAAGTGGTTTAATTGGACGAACTGGAAATCTTTATCTTCTTAATAATGATACAACTTCATACGGAACAATTAATTATGTTACCGGTGTGTATGATATTACATTTCCTAATGCACCAGATACGGCAACAAATATAAATGCACAATATTATTCATATCAAGCTGGAAAACCAACCACTATATTTTTTGATAACAAGCAATTTGTTTTGCGACCTGTTCCAGACAAAGTATATAAAATAGATCTCAGTGTACTTAAACGTCCAACTGCATTATTAACAGCTACGCAAACTCCTGATCTTTCACAATGGTGGCAGTATATCGCTTATGGTGCAGCTAAGAAAATATTTGAAGATCGTATGGACATGGACAGTGTACAAGCAATATTTCCAGAGTTCGAAAAACAACGTCTTAATGTTATTGAAAGAAAAATATTAAAGAATTCAGCCAAGAGAGCAGCAACTATATATCGTAGTGGCGGCAACTTATTATAAAGGAAATAAAGTAATGGCGTATAAACCAGGAATTCCACTTTCGACCGATATACCATCTCAAAGTCAAGGCGATATATCTACTAATTTTGCAGGTTTAAAGACATTTATTGAAATAGATCATGTTGCAATTGATGATGTCAAACAAGGTAAACATAATAAGGTAACGTTGCCAATATTGGCAACAGCGGATCAACCAACTACCGGTGCTAGTGAAGTAGGAATTTTTTCACGTACCTCTACAGAAACTGCTAACAAAGAATTAGTATTTTTACCAGAATCTACTGCACCTGCTGATGGAATTGAATTTACTGCAGCTCTTAAAAATGTAAATGGATGGACAAGATTACCTTCCGGTATTTTATTAAAATGGGGAACTTCAGGCGTACTTGCAATAAATGCTGGTTCTTTTTCTTTTCCTGTTGCTGGAACTGTTCCTGTATTTGCAAATGTCTATTCTGGCCAACTTACAGTTGCTCAGACCGGAAGAGATAAAACTGTAGCAATTTC